TAATTAAGTTTACAAACAATAATTAATAACTAAAATTTGTCAATTTTCAATAATAAAAATAAATATATCCCAGTTGTTTATGTCTACTATAAGTTTACATTAGATAATAAAGTAATAGCATTAAAAGATAATGAAGGTTATCTAGAAACTTTTAGTGAGTATGATAAAGATGATGAGCATCAATATATAGGTGAGCAGTTAAAAACTAAAACTATAGAACTTAGATCAGTAAGTTGTGATGCTGATGGTGTTTTGATAAACCAAATCTTTAATAGATTAGGAGTAGAGAAAACAGAAAAAGTAAATACATACTTTACTGCATACATGAAAGCTACATTTCCAAACTTTCTTAAAGAAAATGAAATAGAGGTTTTTTATGGAAATATAATCTTTAGAGTTATGTTAGATAGTTATGATCATATGTATCTTGATTTGTATACAAATGAAATGCAACCAAAAGTAGATAGGATCTATGATGATGCAACAAGTAAAGTTGATGCTTTAAAAAGGTTGGCAGGATTGATATAGTTAGTTAAACTTAATCTTGTTTTAAAAAGGGGGAAATTCAGCATCCTCCTTTTTTTTTGTACCTTCATGAAATGGCAAGAAAAGTAAAAAGAAAAACATTAGTAAGAAAGTTAGATAAGATCTTCTCACAATACATAAGAGAAAGAGATACAAATAGTAAAGGTTATGGTAAGTGCTGCACATCAGGTAAAACTATTCATAAAAGCAAAGGTCATGCAGGTCATTTTATTAGCAGAAGATTTATGTGTACTAGGTGGGATCCTGAGAATGTACACCTCCAATCAGCATATGACAATACATTTTTAGAAGGTAGACAATATGAATATGCCTTGTTTATTAATAATAAATATCATGCAGATAAAGCTACTGAATTGTTAATAAAGTCAAGGGAAACCTGTAAGTTTTCAACAGATGAATTAGAGGAAATGATAGAACATTATAAAACTTTATTGGAAGAAGTATAATATATTATAATATTATTTGTATATTAGCAGTAAGAAAAACATTTAATTTTGAGTATATATAAAAATAAGGGTGAAGAACCTACTGCAAAAGACAGCATGATCCAAGACCAAAAACTAAGGTTTGATCAGCTGCTACAACTCTATAAAGATCTAGCATCTGAATATAGAGAATTATTAAGAGAAAATACTAACCATAAATTCAAGATTTCTGAACTAGAAGGTAAAGTTGAAGCTCTAGATAATATATTCCAAAAATGGAAACAGTCCAATGAGGACATAAAAAAAAACCTTAATCCAAATTTAATTTATGATGGAATCCAAGAATATAAAAGTTAGTACAATAAAATTTATAGAAGAAGATGGAACATGGTCCAATGGAGATCACACATACATCAAATACAAACTCCATCTAAACAATGGAGAAAAACCTGAGTTCTTAGCAAAGAATCAATCTACAATAGATAAACTTAATGTAGGTGATGATGTTAGATACTCTTATAAAAAAGAAGGGCAGAATTTTGCCAAGATAGAAAAAGAATTTAATCAATCTAAATTTAATAACATGAGTAAAAACACTAATCAGAGTACAGCCACAAATGGTATGTCTCAACAAGAATCTATTGCTAGATCTGTAGCATGGAATAATGTAAGTCAATTTGTATTCTCTGAGGAATTTCAGAAATATGATGATAGTACATTAGTTGATCAAGATGGTAAGCAGTTAATATTTTCTACTAGACAGCAGAAGATGATAAATCAAGCTGCCTCTGCTGCAAACATAATATATAAAGAACTATTAACTAAACCTAAGTAATCATGGCACAAGAAAATAAACCTGATTTTGTAGGTGGTGTATATTTAGATGAATCACCTAAAGATTTTGTAATATTAAAAATGAGGATGCATGTTGATAGATTTCAACAGCACCTAGATAATCCTTATGTTAAATCTTTTGTTCAAAAAAACAATGGATATTTAACAATGGATGTTTTAAAAAGTAAGAATGGAAAGTTGTATATTCCACATAGTGAATTTGTACCTGAGAAAAAGGTAACTACAGTTGAACACAATCCTGATAGAAATTTAGATTCAGGATATGCTAAAAATGATAATCCATTTGAAGATTAGAACATGATACTAGACATTAAATCCCAACTTGATCTTATACATAAAATCAGAAATGGTGAAATCAAGGAGGGGTTAGCTCTAGGTATTAAATCATTTGATACATATTTTAGATTTAAAGAAGAATTTGGTGTGTTCTTAGGACATAGTAATGTAGGTAAAACACACTTTTGTTTCTACTTAATGTTTCTATATTCATATAGACATGGGTTAAGATGGTTATGTTATAGTAGTGAGAATGAAGTTTACAGTAATATAAAAAGAATAATAGAGTTTAAATGTGGTCTGCCCATTAACAAAATTGATGAGGAGGAGTTGGAGAAGGCAAGTAAGTGGGTGGATTCACATTTTAAATTTATAGCAATAGATGATATACAGACATATAAAACTCTACTTGATCTAGGAACAGAGATAAAAAAGTCATGGGATTACAATGGTTTTTTAATAGATCCATATAATTCCTTAGCTAAAGACAGAGAGTTGTATAGAAGTGTAGGTGGTCATGAATATGACTATACAGTTTGTAGTGAGTTTAGATTGTTTTGCCATAAACATAAAGTAGCATTATGGCTAACTACTCATGCAGTAACAGAGGCACTTAGAAAAGTACATCCTGCTCATCATGAGTATGCAGGTTATCCAGTTTGCCCAAAATTTAGTGATTGTGAAGGAGGAGGAAAATTCTCAAATAGACCAAACTTTTTTTGCTCAATTCATAGGATGGTCCAACATCCATTGGACTGGATGATTACAGAGATGCATGTTTTAAAAATTAAAGACACTAGTACAGGGGGAATGCCTACCAGTTTTTTAAACCCAATCAAGATGAGATCAGTAATAAATAATGTTGGTTATAGTATAGAAGGAGAGGATATGATAAGAATGATAGATGAACATACTGGAGAAAGCATACCAAAAACATAAGATTTGGCTAAACATTTGTAGATCATTTGGATTAGATAATGAGACAGCTAAAGACATAGTATCAGAAATGTATTTAAAATTACATGACATAACAGAAAAAGGAACTGACATTACATATGGTAAAGATGATATTAATTATTATTATATTTTTAAAATACTCTACACAATGTTTTTGCAATTAAAAAAGAAACAAAGTAGAGTTAGGTTTGTAGATGAAGATGTATTAAAACATATAGAAGGATCTCAGGAAGTTGAGTATGCTGTACTAGAGAAGAAGTTTAATGATGAGTTTAATAAGCTGCACTGGTATGATCAAAAAGTATTTGAAATAATTGCATCAGGAACTAAAATTTCTGAACTTAGTAGAAAGACAACAATTACATATATAAGTCTATACAATACTTATAGAAATGTAAAGAAGATGTTAAAGAAAAAAATTGGATTATGAAACTAGGAGATTTAGTAGAGTTGGTAATAAGAAAAATAACATTAGGTTATGGTAAAAGTTTTGCAAAAGCAGTTGCTAAGTTATTTGGCTATGAAGATTGTGGATGTGATAAGAGGCAAGAGAAATTAAATAAATATATAATTACAAAAGATGGGATTAAGAAGTTATAAAGTATTGTTAAGGCAACAGATGGAAGAAGATGATTACATGAGTTTTACTGGATTCAGAATATCTATGCAGAATGGATTTACAGATGATGATTTAAAAGTTGTCTACACATTACATGCAAAGTATTTTGATCATAAATATACTGTTCCTTGTGGTTGTGGAGGAGCTAGAAAGATGGACACAATAAATGTGTGGATTAATGATCTACAAAAAATTTATGACAATGGTGTTCAGTCCCAAGAGTTATCAGAATAAAGAGAACTGGAAGAAAGGTGAGTTATCTGAAAAGAGATTTAAAGAGTATATGGACAAAATAGGAATAGGTGCAGAGAAAACAACAGAGAAAATTGACAGGTTTGATCATATAGATTTTATTGTAGGAGATAATACACCAGTAGATCTAAAAGGAGATAAAAATACTGATGCAGTATGGTTAGAAAAAACAAATGTGTTTGGAGGTAAAGGATCATTGTTAGGAAAGGCAAAGTTTATTGTAATAGAATATCTAGATATTAATGCTTATGTATTTTACAATAGACTTAAATTAGTTGAGTATATAAAACAGTTTAAAGATATATGTAAAAACAAATCTGACTATCATTGTTTATATACTAGAGAAGGTAACAAAGATGTAATAATAAAAGTAAGAGAATCAGATATTAAAAATTATGAAAGATTTAGATTTCACTACTAGAATACCTGCAAAGGATATGGACAGAGAATTGATTAGTAAAAAATTAGACAATTTAAAAGACCTCCAGTATATAACAAATGCTGAGATAGCCAACAATATATTATTAGAATATCAAAAAAAGAATCCTACTAATGAAAAGCTAGAGACATTAATTAATGCTGTAGTACAAATACATTTTTATGTAACAGAGCTACAGAATGATAGACATCTTTTGATGTTGAGTATAGATGAATATAGAGCAGATAAATTAAGAGCAATTGAAAGAGCTAGAAAAGCTGAATCCAAATTGGAGACCAAAAAAGATTGAACTAGGAGTAGAAGTAGAATTTGATCCTAACACAATTTACAAAGGTGCAGAGATAGATATAGAGAACCTGATAATAGATCAGCTTAATGCAGTATGGATGGATTATGAAGCTATACCAAACATGTATGAGGAGGTATTAATAACATTTCAAAACATGGAGTTGTTAGCTAGAATAATAGGAAAGTTCTATCATGTACATGGAGACAGATTATATATAACAGTAACATTAAAACTACAAGAATGAAAATAACACTATTAGATGGTAAAACATATGACAAAGAAGAATTAGTAAAAAAGGCTTATGATGATGAATTTTATTATGGGCATCTAGGCAAGTATGCTTTCAGTAGCACAACTATAGGACATTTACTGTCCTCACCTAAAACATATAAACACATATTGAATTATGGTCAAGCAGATGTACAAGCATTTAGAGATGGGTGGTTAGCTCATGCATGTGTTTTGCAGCCTGATGTTTTTGAGAAACAAATATTCATAAATGTGCAGTCAAAGAATACAAAGAAATATAAAGATGCAGTAAAAGAATTTGGTAAAGTGTTTACTATGAAAGAAAAACATGATGCAGAAAGACTGACTGATGCTTTACTTAGAAATGAAATGGTGTTAGAGAAATTATCTGATTCTGATTTTGAGGTATCAGAAGTAGGTGAAATAGGATTTGATGATTCTATAAAATTTCCTTTTAGAGCTAGAGCAGATATTTTAGGTAACAACTCAAGCATGTATGATTTAAAAACAACAAGCTCATTACAGGGTTGGAAATACTCAGCAAACAAATATAACTATGATGTTCAATTATTCATATACTGCCAACTCTTTGATATACTACCTAACAGGATGGGATTTATTGTTATAGATAAAGGATCACTTGATATAGGATATGCAGAGGGAAATGAGGAGTTTTATCTTAGTGGTGCAGCAAAAGTAAAAAGAGCTTTAGAGACTTATGAGGAATGGTTTATGCAGGAAGTAGATTTAGATCAATATTATATAAACATAGAACTATGAAACATTACATACCAAAAGCAGATTTAAGATATTACCTAAGAACAACAAAAAAAGACATAGAGTTTCAACAAAGAATACTAAGGTATTTATGTTATGGGATTCCATTTTGTGCTGTTTGGGTTGTCTTTTTAATTAACTTTTTATTTTATATATTTACTGGAAAGGTAGGATAGAAGATGAAGATTTGTTGCAGATGTGAGATAGAGAAACCAATATCAGAATTTCACAAAAAGACTAGCAGCAAAGATGGTTATGATAATAGATGTAAAGATTGTAAAAGGAATTATAACAGACAGTATAGAAAAGATAATCCTGAACATGTCAGGGAATACAATAAAATTTATACAAGAAAAGTAAGGAAGAATCCAATAAACAGAATGTATAAAAATGTTATGTCTAGATCATCAAAGTTTAAAAAGAAAAAAAATATAGTTACAGATAAAAGTTATGCTGAGATTCTAGGTTGTTCTAAAGAATATTTAGCTAAACACTTAGAAGGCAAATTTGATGAGAACATGAACTGGGATAATTATGGATCTTACTGGGAAATTGATCATGAGATAGAGTTGTTTAGATGTCATGATGTTCAGGACTTTGAATTAATAAATCACTTTACTAATCTAAGACCATTAGAAAAGAATAAAAATAGAATGAGGAATTATGAGTAGAAAAGATTATCCAGTATGGACAGGTGTGCTTAATTACTTTCCTGATGCTTTAATGGAAGTATCAAGAGTTAGCAAGATTGGAAATGAACAACATCATAAAGGCAAACCATTACATTGGGATAAGAGTAAAAGTATGGATCACCTAGATGCTTTAACTAGACATCTAATACAAGCAAAAGAAGAAGATGATGATGGAGTATCACATTTAGCTAAAGTAGCATGGAGAGCTTTAGCAGCATTACAAGATAAATTAGAAAAAGATGATAAGAACAAGAAGTAGGATCAGAAACCTGATAGATGAAATAGAGGCACTATCACAAATAAGAGTATTTGAAGATACTAGAAGAAGGGAAACAGTAGAGATTAGATCTCTCCTATATACAGTATTAAGAAAGTTCTATAGGTTTAACCTAAGAGAGATAATGGAGATAGGTGAGGAATATGGCTACTATATAACACATGCTAGTGTAATTCACAGCCTTAAATCATTTGACATATATAAGCAGTACAATAAGAACCTAGATGAATGGTATTGTGCAATAGTTGTTGATCTTGAAGAAGATGTAGCAGCTAGTAGAATTGATTTTATTAAACCTAAATTGAAGTATCTGTCAGAAGAAGATCTGTTAAAGTTATCAACAATTGTACAAGAAATGTATGAGGAGGCTATTATACAGATGAGTAAGGAAACCTTACAAACCTGACAAAAAAATGACAAAAAAGGGAATAGCAGTCTTGTTACTATTATTATTAACATCCTGTTATTCAATTAAGAGTTCAATAATTAACAAGTTAGATGAGAAGTTACCTAGATCAAAATATACAATAGAGAGATTAGAAAAGTTAAAAGATTCATTAAGTAAGAGATGGCAAAAGATAGATCAAAGTTTTTAGAAGTGTTTGCAAGTAAGATGGGGAATGTTAGCAAAGCATGTGCAGCAGCTAGTATCTCTAGACAGACTTTCTATGATTGGATGAAGGATAGTGAATTTGCAGGTCAGGTAGATGAAGTTAAAGAAGGACTACTAGACTTTGCAGAACACCAACTGCTTTCTAATATAAAGGATGGTAAAACTGCTGAGATCTTATTCTACCTAAAAACTAAAGGAAAGAAAAGAGGATATATAGAAAGACAAGAAGTAGATACAGTGGGAGACAAGATGTTTGAGGTAAAGATTCTAAAGGATGAAACAGATACAGACTAATGTTGTATTTGAAGTTTTAGAATTAAGCACAAGCAAAATAGTGGCACTACAGGGATCTTCAAGATCAGGTAAAACTTTCAATACATTATTGTGGATTATATTTAGCTATTGTAATAAGCATACAGGTAGAGTGATATCTATATGTAGAAAAACATTACCTAGTTTAAAAGCATCAGTTCTAAGAGACTTTCTAGAAATCCTAAAGCATAATGAGCTGTACTCAGAGATCTATCATAACAAGACATCTAATGAGTATTGGTTAAATGGAAACCTAATAGAGTTCTTTAGCTTAGATATGGGATCTAGAGTTAGAGGTAGAAAGAGAGATCTGTTATTTGTAAATGAAGCTAATGAAGTAGATCTAGAATCATGGAATCAGTTACTGTTTAGAACAGATGGTGTAGAAGGTCAGGTATCATGTATTCTTGATTACAATCCACATGATCAGTTCCACTGGATATATGATAAAGTGTTAGAGAGACCTGATTGTCAATTACACATTTCTACATTTATGCAGAATCCATTTATATCAGATACACTAAGACAAGAACTCCTAAGATTAAAAGAAACAGATCCTGAATTATACAGAGTATATGGATTAGGATTAAGAGGACAGAATAGATCACTTGTATTTAGGTTTAATATTTGTAATGATATTCCTGATACAGCTAAACTTGTTTCAAGAGGATTAGATTTTGGATTTGCCTCAGATCCAAGTTCTATGTGTGAAACTTACATAGAAGGAGACAATATGTATGTTAAAGAGATTCTATATGAAAAAGGATTAACCAATCAGGACCTAGCTAGAAAGTTTGATGCACTAGGATTAGATAGAAGGGATGAAATCTTTGCAGATTCTAGTGAACCTAAAAGTATAGAGGAGATCTATAGAATGGGTTGGAATATAAAAGGCAAGAAGAAATATGAGATCAATTATGGAATAGACATGATCAGAAGATACAAACTACATGTAACAAAAGATAGTATAAATGCTATAAGAGAATTAGAGAGTTACAAATATGTAGAAGATAGGAATGGCAATCCAACTAATAAACCTCTAGACTTAAACAATCACTTCTGTGATGCATTAAGATATTCTGTAGTTCACAAACTATCATATCCTAATTATGGTAGGTATGCTATAAAATAAAAAAGAGGGGAGATCCTAGAACCTCCACCTCTGTACACATAATATGTGCCATTAAAACTAATTAATATGAAAAAACATCACAATGAATCTACATATGACATTAGGATAACTAGTCCTGTTGTCAAGATCCAAAGTAACAAGGTTATTAACCATAATGGTAGGTTAAAATATTTTTCTAAGTCTTTTAAATCTTTCATAATTATAGTTTTTGTTTTTCTTTAATATAAAGTTCTTCTGTATTTATTTGATAGAAGGGACCATTCATTACAACTGGTACTTCTTTGTCTAGTTCTTGACAGTCTACAAAACCATCTTTTTGAACTGGCACCA